ATAGATCAATCCGTTGACTCCCGAGAATGGTGCTCCCATATCAAATTGCCTCCCTCAGTGTTGGTACTAGAATGTTTGTGGCGCGCGCCGCGAATGTGCAGCCCTCGACACGCCGCCGAGACTCCATGGCCATATCCCGGCGCTCTGCCGGATGCTGCATAAAGTAGTCGATCTTATCACGTAACTCATCCCGACCGTGATAGGTTGCTACGCTATCGCCGAAGATGTCCGTCAGTTCTGGTCGGGCGTCATCGCACAGCTGGAAGCCGCCACATGCGGCGATCTCGAAGGCCCGCGGCCCGACACTGTAGGCAGAGGCCGGGTCAATGTATGTCACATCGTCGCCTGACCCGATACAGGTCCGGTGGTGATTGAGGGCGATCTTTGTGCCTGAGTACCAGAGCGGTAGCGTCGAATTGTCAATGATCGAATTGATTTTTTCCTCATACATCGAATCCAGGTTAACGCCACCAATCCGCACATTGTACGGCAGATTTTCCAGGCCCTCAAACATCTTGAGCCGCTCAGGCCATAGCGCACCGTGGAAGAAGACGTCGGTCTGATGCACGCCATTTGTCTCCATCGGGCGATGTGTCCCCGGTAGATAGCTGTGCGGCAGGTAGACGGTGCGCACACCGGTTTCATCGGTCAGCCTGTCGACGCTCCACTTGTCATTGGTGAATGCCACGCAAGCATCGGTGGCCCGCATCATCTGCGCCTGCGGCTCGTCAAGGTACGGAGACTCGGTCAGAATGAACGCGATAGGGATGTCCATAGCCATCAGCAGCTCGTACCCGTGTCTGCCGAAGACCATCCCAGAGACGACCAACGCAATGTCCGGCTTGAACTCAACGGCCTGCACGGCGACGCGCTCACTTGCCATCGTGATACAAGCCCCGTCCGGCATCTCCTTGTCCGGGTGTTTCTCGCGATAGGTCTTGATTGCATCTTGGTAGAACGTCAACGCACCATGATAGGCGAAGGCTCCCAGCACAACGCCGTCATTCTGCTGAAGCGCCAGGTCGTACCCACGCGCTACGTCAAACGTTGAGAATAAATGCCCCGGGTAAATCAGCAAGATTCGCATTCGCTCTCCGGTCTATATGCCATAGCGTACACATCACCGGCGCCGCGGTCTTCAGTGACCGCCACGTGCTCCCAGTCGTGTAGCCATAGGGAAAGCCGGCCCGGCTCGATGTTTTCATAGTGCTCGCCCCCAACCCCGCCTCCCATCACGCCATGCGGCGCCCGGTCGGGCCCGGCAGCCGTAACAATGAAGATTCCGCCAGGTTTTAGGCTGCGATAGGCCGCAGCGATAATGCCCTCCGGGTCCTCCGTGTGCTCTAGCACTTCGCAACTCACCACGACATCAAACTCACCCAGGCCGCAGATGGTCGCGGCGTCGGCAACTACGTCGACGTCTGGTCCGTGGCGAATGTCAATGCCGATGTACTCAGCGGCGTCCTGAAACAGCGCCCTGATGCTGCCATTGACGTTGTAGCTGCCGAACTCCAACACGCGGCTTTGTGATAGGTCGAGCCCGCGCGCAATCCTACGCACGAAGCCATAAGCCTGTGGGTGCATTAGTTCACCACCTCGTATGTAACCTGTAGGATCTCGGTATAGTGGCAGAGCGTGCCTCCGAATAGCCGCGGCTCAAAGGTCTCCAGGCTCGCCGGGTCTGCGTCATAGTATGTTCCCCCGCCGTGCAGTGTGCTACTTGCATCCAGCGCTTCTACTGCGGCGATCGCCAGGGCAACGGCGCTCTTTTCGCTCGCGGCGCTATCGTCTAGCCCCCAGTACATGCGGATGCGGTGGTTGTAGGCGCGCAGCTTTATACCGCCGCCAGCGCCCATCTCATGCCGCACCTGCGGCATTGCCTCCATCGTGATAGTCCAGCCACGGATGTAATCAACGTCCTCGATAGTCGTCTTGAACAGGGCCAGGAATGCCGTCCAGTCCCCGGATGTCCAGCGCTCATAGTCGTGGACAATACCCTCATTGGTTAGGGACTGAATCGCCGCCTTCAGCGTTGTCCTCAGTGCTGTTTCGCTCATATCAGTTGCGCCAGGACCCGCCCCGGCACCTCCTCCCAAATGCGCATAATCGGAAGGGCACCGCGCTCGGATGCCTTGTAGAACATTGCCGCGCCCTTGGTCCCCCGCTGCCCGATGGCCCGCTGAATCAGGAATGCCACGCTGTCAACCTCTTTTTCCGGCACACTCAGCTTACGCCTCACCCATAGGGCTATGGCGTCGCGTGGCGGCCACTTGCCCGGTTTGCGCCCGCGCTCCAGTGGCAGCCCATAGAGGACGCCCATCACGGTCTCGCCCCTGAAGATGGGTGGCTGTCCGTGTATCACGTTGTCTATGCTCCGCCTGGCGTCCCCTGTGACCCCCACCGGAGTCTCGGCAACGGCGAACTGCTTCCAGATGTTCAGGCTGGCGTCCATCGCGTCCAGGACTTCGGCATTGACGAGCGGCTGCGCACTGGTCAGCTCAGCTGCGAAGGCTAGAATCTCGCTCACGTCAACGGTTATATCAAATGCCATCAGCGATTCCCGTGGTACACAAAGCGCCGTCCGGCAGGCCAGCCGGGTGCGGTGTCCCAATCCACGAAGCCGCCCGCAGCGTCTTCCATCCTGCCGTCATCACCGGCCAAACCAAGCGCCTCGCGGTATGCGGTCTCGTAATGCTCAGCTAGGCGCAAGAAGGCGCTATACTGCGCGTTGTGATCCGTGCTGTCAACATTCAGAATCGAGTCGCCGGTATTGGCATAATTCGCAGCGATGGCCCGGCAGCATTTCGCCGTCGCCAGGGCACAAATTGCATAGAAGTGCGCAGTCGGCGTGGCGGTAACCTCGGGTGTCCCACTCCAAGCATATGGCACTGTGTACGTGATCCGCATCTTTTCCGTCGCTGCCGGGGTATGGTTCAGAAGTAGCAGATACGCGATCCCGCCAGCCTCATAGTTATCGCGCCAGTCATCCGGTCCCAGGTACTGTGGGAGGTCGCCGCTGGCGATAGTCACCGCCGGGTATTCGATCTCCGTGACCTGACTGACGCCGTCCACCCAAGAAGTAAGTGAGGCGCTTTCACCTGTCAGTGCATAGTAGCGGGTTGCGGCTCCGGTCACGTCCCCAGCCGCAGTCTGTGGCACGTCGCGGCTATAGTCCTCCACGGCGGCCTTGATCTGCGTGTCGCGGGCGTCACTGTCGTAGATGGTGGTTGAGGTCTTGTCGCCAAGATTCTCGTCAACCTGTGCTCGGAATACGGTCAGCGCTGTCGTCATGGTGCAGTGCCTCCGTTCCAGCTAATCGCGGCCCATGTCTGAATCCCAGCAGCGCCATCGTCATTGATTAGATCGTGGACTTCCTCAAGCGTCGTTATAGGTAGCGGGTAGCCGTCCTGATATGCGCCGGTTGGCGCTGCGTTCGTGCCGCCCACATGCAGCTCAGGCGTGGCGTCGCTCCAATCGTCCTTGCGCGTCCAGATATCGCCAATCATCGCATCTACGGCAGCTTGCGCCATGCCGTTGTCCTTGGCATCGATGTAGGACGCGCCATCTGCAAGCGCGCTCAGATCCAGTGTCGCGATAGCGTTGCCGTAGCAATACGCAGACGTCAGAGCTGTGAGCGTCGATATATCCAGCGCGGTAAGACTGTTGTCTCCGAGGTACAAAGTCGTCAATGCCGTGAGCAGACTCAAGACTATTGTCGTGATACTATTGTCGTAGAGGCTCAGGAGTGTCAACGATCCTGCCAATGGCGCCAATGTTGCGCCGGCTGCTCCAACAAGATTGTTTGCGGCAAGGCCAATTTGCGTCACATGCCCTCCGGCAACCGTGACGCCGTTCCAGTTATTCACCGTCCTGTCGCTGAGCCATCCGGTGTTATTGGTCCAGTTTGCACCACCGGTCGCCTTGTAGAACGCAATCAACGCACCGGCTTCGGCTTGCGGAACATCGAGTGGATGAAACACGCCCATCGCAGCCACTATCCGCACGCGCCTCCTTGCTATCATTACGCCCATCGATCGCTCTCCCTATTCATGCGCGGTCTAGCTCACGCCGGGCGCAAAGCCGAATTCCAGTACGATGTCAGATGCGGCATAGGTATCCCCGGTGGCGTCGGTGTACTTCCCGCCCGTGTAGAAGCTCGTGCCACTGGATGGCTTGATGATGGGTGAATCGAGATCGGAAACCGACTTCTGCACGACGCTGAAATTGGCGTAGTCCACATAATCACCCGCTGCGATATCCACCTCAGCGACGATTTCAAGGCCTTGCGCGTCTGTGATAGCCTCGGCAGCATTCGCGGAACCGACGCTCTGATTGGAGCGCAAGAGCATAATCCGCACGGCGCGGTTTTGCAACGACTTGTCCCACATCCGCAGATGTGACCACCACGCTGTGCCCCCAGCAACCAACAGTGCGCCAGGTACTTCAGTGGTGGCAAAGAAGATGTCATTCTGCGCGTAGGCAGCGGTATCTATCGTCGGCGTCACGCGTACGACGGTATCAACTCCTGTGACGCGTTGAAGCACTCCACCATCCTTCAGGGTTTCGGTCATTTACTCACCTCCCATTACAGCCCGCACATCACGCACCAGGACTCGCTCGCCGGCGCCGGTCCCCGCGATGCTGCGGAGATCCAGCCCGCGATCGGCCGCCAGCGCCCGCGCCGCATCTGTCGCATTGGGCTGCGGTACGTCGGGTTCCGGTAGCGGTTCCGGCAAGTCAGTCAGTAGCACAGTGAACTTCGGCCCGCCTTTGATGCCGCGATCAACTACCAGCGCGATGCGATCGGCGTAGACGCGATAGCTCATCACGTCTGCAGCGTTCTCGCCCAGCAATCGACACGCTCGTTGTAGATAATCCATAGTCAGTCCTTCCTCTCCGGGTGAGGGCGACTTACGCCACCCTCACCCTTGGGGAGAGAGTCGGGCTTTCCGGTCAGCCCGTAGGCCCGCCAGATAGTCAATAGCTCCACTGTTTTGAAGTGAGCTAATGGTGCATTCATCGCACACCAGACGCCGAAGCCTGCGGCGCGCGCGCGTCTACAAAACGTCTGGTCTTCTCCGCTCTCAAAGATCCCGTCGGCGTCGTACTCATCAAGGAACGGTGCCCGCATCGCTGGATGTTCCAGTACCCGCCGGGCGATGAGCATGCAGCCGCCGGTTCCCTCATTCACCGGCACGACGCCGCGCTCTGGGTCTTCCGGTTCTGGGAACCAGCGGATCGGGCGCGCATCCATCCCGCGATATGTTGGCGACGGGAAGGTCAGCACGTCCAAGTTCCGCTCGATGTAATCAAGCGGGTTGTTCGTGGGAGCCTGGTCGCTATCCAGCATCAGCAGGAAGTCAGCGTCCGACTTGAGGAATGAGAGCGCAATCTTGCAGCGCACAGATCCAGCCGGATACCCGGAGGCCCAGTGCATATGCAACTTATAGCGCCGCTCTGACGTGATGACATACTCCCGGAACATCGCGTGCTCCAAGCGTAGCTCACCGCGCGTCGGCGTAGCGAAGAAGACCGTGATCATTACGGTGTGCCTTCTCCTACCCAACCGAACACCAGTACACTGGGGTTAGCGCCTGCCGTTCCACCGCCGCCGTCGTAGTCCAGTGTGAAGGTGATGGACTCATCAGCGTCCACTGCAACCGGCGCGCTTGTGGTGTCTGCCTTGATCTCGCCGGGGTCGCCGCTGGCGCCAACGGCAGTCGCGGTGATCGTGACACCGCCCGATGCAGCTAGGGTGGCGGCGGAATCATTCGATGTGCATGCCTTCACGCGGTCAAATGTCCAGGGATAGGGCAGTTCTACAACTGCCGTAACGTTGCCGGTCATTGTGCCATCCGCGGCTCCCCAGGGGAGCATGATGGCGATTAGTCGTTCTTGCATCTGTCAGCCTCCTATTAGATTGGTGGTCGCCTACGTCTTGGCGGCGGCCTGTAGCAGTCCGGCGTTACCACCGGCGGTGATCGTGCCTCGGTCAGAGTAGATCAAGCCTTGGTCATTGGTGTCCCAGTCCATAACGCCTAGGGCCATCGAGCCCAAGAGGATGATGCGGCTTGTGACGTTGCCCATACTCCCAGGGATAGTGAAGGCCTCAGTCAGCGTGACCGCCGTGGCGTCGTTGATGAAGAGGCAGTCGCGGAAGATGATATAGCGGTCAAAGCCCTTGTTGTCCACGATCTCAACGAACTTCGCGCCGGCGGCCCCCGCGTAAAGCGTGAAGTTGCAGTCCTCGAAGATGTTGCGCGCGGCGTAGTTGTCGAAGAGTAGGGTAGCAACACCCGTTGCCGCCGCGATGGTATCCACGCCGAAGGTGCAGTGCTTGAAGCGGTTTTCATGTCCGCCATTGAGATTGAGGCTTGCGGCACCGTCAACTGCGTTGGCGGCGTGCCCGCCGCCTGCAAAGTGGCAGTTCTCGAAGTAGTTGCGAGCGCCCGTTACCTGCACAGTGACAAGCGAGGTGGCGTCATCGACGCCCTGGAAGACGTAGATGTTCTTGAAGATACAGCCGCTCGCTGTGATGTTGATGAGCGGGTCAAGTCCCGTTGCGCTAGAAGTCTGGAAGATGCGCGCGCGGTTGCCAACACCCACGGGGGCGCAAACGCCGATGAAGTGCGTGTACGACTTGTCCCAGGTGAGCAACGCCGACAGGCTGATGCTCGAAGACCCGGCCAGGTAGTACAGCACATCATTCTGATTGGCGGTGAGGGCGTCCTCGGCGGCAGTGAGCGTCTTGAAAGCGAGATGGACACTCTTTCCGTCGTTATCGTCGTTCCCGTTGGCGGGATCGAGGAAGTAGGAGTCGCCCCCCGTCGGGAAACTCATCCCGACGGGAACGCCGCCCATTTGAAAAAGCTGGTCAGCGAATGTAGTCATAGTTTCTCCTTAGGCCACATTCGCCTTGTACAGCGGTCGGAAGTCGCCCACCGGCGCACACTCGTAGGTTGCGCTGAACCGATAGGTCATCATCCGCACCTTGAAGCGTAATGTGTCGTTGGTGAACATCGCGCCGCCCAGTTCAGAGTCGGCAGTGAAGAGCTGCGGCGTGCGCTGCCCACGCGGGAAGATGAGATAGATAGCGGGGAATTGCGCCTTGTCAGCCACGACTGCCCAGTTGTTCGTGTCGGTCCACTGGGGCACCTGGATGACGTTGAACCCCTCGTAGTAGGGGTTGATGTCGTTGTTTGCGCCGGTCGGATTCTTTTCGGAGTTGCGAATCTGGAGTCCGGTAGCGCGCAGATCCACCGGCACCAAGAGGTGCTTGGGCTCAGCAAGCAAGCGTCGCCCAGCGCCTAGCTTCTGGTCTGTCTGCTTCGCCATCGCGGTCACAGCGGCGTCATAGGTCGCATAGGCGAGCGCCGTGGTGCCCAAGTTGGCGTGTCCGCCAGTGGAACCCACAGCGGTGGCGTTAAACAGCGCACCAGTCGTGCCCAGGACGGGTCCTGTGGCGCTATTGACGGTGAAGACACCGCTCACCAGATCGGAGAGCGTGTTGAACCAGGAGTTCGCCAACCGCCCGGGAATGGAGCGGAGCTTGTTCGTCTTGTCACGCATCAGCGCTTCCAAGGTCACGCCGATGTAGTTCCCCTTCTTCACGAAGGTGGCCGTCTCCTCGTCATCTGCCCACGCCAGCTCTGTGTATGGCTGTCCCTCTTCCACGACGGACAACGTGCTGATCCCGTAGATACGGACCAGTGTGGCGTCGTCGATGGTGTCCACTTCCTCTGTGGTCACGATAGGCTCATACCACAGCTCGCGCATACCATAGTCAGCGGCCACCAGCAGGTTGACCGTATTCTTGACGATCGAGGACATGCCCGAGGTCGTAACAGCCTCGTATGCCCGCTGATCCTGCAGCGGATCACCTCCCAACAGATTGCGCACCCACTCAGACACGCTGTAGATTCTGCCGTAGTTGGGCTTGCTGGCCTTCTGCCAGGACTGATAAGCCTCACTTACGTGCGGGGCCACCAGATCATTGTCGATGATGCTCTCAAGTCCACGGAAGCCGGAGTACCCGGCCATCCAGGAGAGGAACGCCATCTCAGCCTTATCGCGTGCGTCCATTGTCACGCTCCCGGCACCGCCGGCGCCCGCGGGTTGTCCAGTGTTGTCCATAGCAGCTTGCGCCTCCTTGAATCGCTTGACGACCTTCTCCAGCTCGTCAGCCTCAAACGCCCTGGCCGCGAAGATGTCGCGGACCGCGCCCGTCATTTCGTCGGGTAATTTCGCCTCGGCCAGTCGCGCCTCAAGCTGCTTCTCGCATTCCATCACGGCGACTTTCTGTTCCAGCGCCTCAACCTTGGGATCGGGTTCTGGATCGTCGCCGTCTTCCCCGGCGTGTTCCGCCGCGGCTTCTGCCTCAGCAGCTTCCTGTGCGGCCTTTTCGGCCTCAAGCCTTTCAGTCTCAACTCTCTCCGCTTCGGCTTCGACTTCAGCCTCCAGCCTTTCGGCCTCTAGCTTCTCAGCCTCCGCTTTCTGTGCGGCCAGGGCCTCAGCAATCCCCTGTGCCACCAACGCCTTGACTTCCTTCTCGTCCATATCCTGCTCCTCCTCTATGTTTTGCCGCGTTTCCAGGAGTCGATTGAACGCTCCGCCGGCGGCTGGTGACGAAACAACATCCAGTGAAAGTACCTTGCTGAATCCTTCCATCACGGGCCATTGCTCGCCATCAATGATGACGGGCTCGCCTGCGATGGTGAAGGTATCCGCGCTCAGGCCGATGTGCTCAAGCACCTTGGCCTCATGCGCATCCATAAGCACAGTGCGGGCCTGTGCATTGATGATCTTGAGAGTGGCCTTGAGCGCCCGCGCGGCCTCATCAAAGTGGGGATCCACGAGGACGCCGATGCCCTCGCTGATAATAGAGCGCATACCACCGCGCTCCTCGAACTCCGCATCCGTCAGATGATTGTCGTACACCTTGACGCCGTCCCACAATGAGACGCTTTCGCGCAGCCCGTCGACGCTGTACAGTCGCTTGTTCTTTGAGCGGATGTACTCACGTCCGTTGACAACGACCACCGGTGTGTCCGGCGTTGGGCCCATGATCGTGACATCCCACGCTCGCCCGGTCATGGCTTCGATGGCGTGAAGCCGGACCCCCTCTATTCGGTGCTGCTGTTCATCCATACCCTCCTCCTGGTCCCTGAAACGCAAAAACGACGCCACCCCGGATTGCTCCGAGATAGCGCCGTATGTCTTGCTGGTCCTGGCACTCTACCCGCTATGGTTGGCGGGCGCTACTTCTATTCGTGCGTGTTAAGTCGGGCTATACCCGTGCTCGCCTACCTCTTCTTGGTCTTCTTCGCGCGCTTCTTCTTGGTCCGCTTTGGCGGGCAGCTTCCCTTGCCGCGCCCCGTGCGGGAGCCTTTTCCGCTGGGCCCGGTTCTGTCACCTCTCGGCATGGTTATCTCCTTGCGGTCTATTGCGTGCGTGGTCTAGGATTGGCGGGCCGGTCCTTCCCCGGCGGCTGGCATTCGGTCACTGGTGACGGACTCCCTACAACGCGCCGTCACGCGCACTGGAGCAGTAGCCAGCTTCAGACCCTATCTGCGCGCTCTCTATGGTCACGCCTCCGCCAATCTCACGATGACTACCCTGGTTCAATAGGGAACAGCCTTTATCGCCGTTTACCCGCGCCAGGGCTGCTAGATCTAGGATTGGCGGTCAGGATTTAAACCTGATTGCGTTATATACCGCATTTCTAGCCCGATCTTTTACGCCTGTTTAGAGACGCCAGCATTATCTCTTAGCTGGTCCGGCTACGTGTTCACAGCACGCCCCCGCCAATCCTGACCGGGTGAATTTCTCGCGGCCTATGTAGCTCGCGAGCATTCTCGAAGCATAAACTCTAGCAATCCCATATTGCCCTTCGAAAGATTGCATTGTG